GATGAATTAAAGGCAATGTTTATAATGCCAATGGGATACAAAAGCACAACAGATATGACGACAGGTGATTTTAAGATATTTTGCAAAAGAGTACAGGAATGGGCAAGAGATAATCATGAAATGAACATACCAGACCCGGAAAGACCCAATGAAAAAACAGACCAAAAATAGTCTTACAGTCAAGCTTGATCGTGAATGTAGCCGGATAGTCCGCGCAAGAGGCGGTTGCCAATGGTGCGGAGAACCAGATTACTCAAAGCTTCAATGCGCCCATATATTCAGTAGGACATTTCGCAATACCAGGTGGGATTTACACAACCTAATTTGTTTATGCGCCCGGTGTCATTTTGAAGCTCACCAGAAACCCATACTATTCACAGAGTTTGTGCGTAATGTACTTGGGGAGTATTTCTACGCTTCACTAAAGTCAAATCATAACGCAATTAAGAGATGGACAGTAACCGAAATGGAAGAATTATGGCAGACCCTAAAACAACTTTAGATTCGCCGTGATTTCTTGGGACCGCCTCCAAGTGTCCGTAAACGTGCCGTAGTGGTACGATCACAGAAAAAAGGTATCAAATATCAATTAAACGAAAGAAGGCCTTAAATGTCAAAAGCACACGCAACACCCCCGGCACCTCAAAATAGATCCCGGAGAGCTGCTTATTTCATTAAACGTATGCCGGATCCTTATGCTAAGGCTGAGCTGTTAAAGCTTGCTATTGATCAGCACCAGAAACAAGCTGAAAGGCCTAAATGAGTAAAATGAAGGTGCTTAAAGGAGGGATAGATGAAGGATAAATGCAGGCATAGAAATTCAACATTATTGCTTACAGCTGGATGGTACAGAGTTCCTAAAAACGCAGACATCCCAAGCGATGAATGTTTAATTTACAAATGTGTTAAGTGTGGTTCTATTAGGATAGACAATAAGAATGTTATGTGTTATGGCAAAGGTGTTTGGAGTCATTACACAATTAGATCTCTTTAACCCCATCACCCACAACAGGAAGGGTAGATATTTGTCAGAGAAGCTTAGAAAAGTCGAAAGACGGGCATAAGCGTTGGAGAAATCCAAAGGTCGCAGGTTCGAATCCTGCCTCTGACAATTAATTTAAACGAGCAACAACAGGAAGGGTAGAGGAGAATATGAAAAATATACCAGCATTTCCACAAAGCATTATGGAAGGTTCAGCAGGAGGTGTTGTGGGTGGTTGTGATTTTTCTGGAAGATATGAAGGAATGACCTTGAGGGATTATTTTGCAAATACCGCTTTAATTCACATGATGGAACAAGAAGGCCCAATTAGTGGTGGTGAATATGGGGATGAATTGAGAGCAAGAATAGCAAAAGATTCTTATTTAATGGCAGACGCAATGTTAAAAGAACGGGAGCAACCATGACCGATAACGAACGTAAGAATACAGGAGTTTTATGTGAGTGTGGCGGAACAATGAACCCAATACGGATTGATACTGAATACGGTTGCACAGAGTATCAATGTGAGTTATGTAAGAATGAATTTAGTATTTGGCTTGATATGTTTAGACAGAACGCCAGCCCCCAAGACAATAATGCTCTTGTGCCGTTGGATTCAGAATTATTAGCAGAGTATTTATTTAAAACAAAAGAAATTCAATCGACCATGTTACAAAGCAAAACTGGATGTCAATTCTTTGCTGACTTAGTCTGTGCTAAATTCGGCAAAGAAAACAACTCTCTTATTCCTCTGGATAAAGATGTCGTAGGTACTGATGAGTTGTGACCCTGAATTTAAAGACCATCCTAAAGTTAAAGAAGCCAGAAAGTTGCTTCAAGAAGCAGAACTTGATTATATTAAAGATAAGAAAGAAATAATCAATAATACCATGTGCGAATGTGGACATATACGAGCGGTTCACGGAACTTCGTATAGCATGAACTATACAGGCGGAGTTTGTAATAAATGTGATTGTTTAAACTTTTCAAAGAAACTCAATCTATTTGATTCTTTAAGAGAAAAGAAGATTATTTAAACGGCATTGTTAAAGGAGGGATATGACAATTATTTATAATGGCTGTGATACGTGTGGTCATAATGAATTAAGAAAAATGGTAGATAGTGGAAAGCCATATGGATATTCTGGTGATATTCCTTGCTTTAGATGTTCAAGATATGGTGTTAAGCAAGATTTGCATACCAATCCAGGCGTAATGGGTGGTAAGTGTAAGCATGGATTAGATGCTCATTATGGGTGTAATTAATCTTAAAAGGCATTGTTAAAGGAGGGATATGACAGATAGAGATGATTTATTCACAGAGGTAGAAAAGATATTATTGGCAAGTAGAGAAGCAGATTTTCTTACAGATGATATTATTAATGATTTGGTTAATTTTATTACTGATGAAAGAAAACGTATAATGTGGCCAGTCGCAATAGCCTATTGGAAACACCCAAATGATATAAAATCATTATGGGAGGTAATTGACAAATCCATTATTTTAGCAGGAATTACTGGACAACAGATTTCTTAAACGGCATTGTTAAAGGAGGGATATGAAAGGATTTACACACGAACCACCAGCAGGAGGGCCAGTTGATTGGTATACTCCACCAGAAATATTTGAAAAGTTGAATATTCAATTTGATCTTGATGTGGCTTATCCGAAAGATAAGATTTTAGATTGGATACCCACTAAGGGATTTATTACAGAGAGGTCGCTTCAATCGGAATGGCATGGACGGGTATGGATGAATCCACCATATGATCGTCATATACATTTATGGTTAGAAAAATTAAGTAATCATGGTAACGGAATTGCATTGATATGGGCAAGAACAGATGTTGCTTGGTTTCATACATACGCCCCATTAGCTACCTATGTTTTATTTACTAAAAACAGAATATCTTTCATAAACCACGAAATGAAAAGAATGGAAAGACCCGCCATTGGATCTCTCTTTCTTGCCTTCGGACAAGAATGTGCAGAAGCATTGATGAAGTCAAATCTTGGTTTTGGAATGTATACACCAGTGGGGAGAATGTTAAATTCTTAATCGCCTAACGGCATTGTTAAAGGAGGGATATGAACGATCAAGATAGCCTTATTGTGAAGTGTGGTAAATGTCAAGGGCAGATACATTTTCACACCTGCCAAGAACACCACTTTGTTCTTAATTCTGTTTGTCTTGATTGTGGAGAAGTTGCTAAAGTCATTGGCGGTTGCCCTGAATGTAAGTTCTTAGTATGCCCTAATTGTGATAAACAAAAAGTTAATGACGATTTGCTATGCGAGAATTGCAAAGCAGAATTTAGTGAAGATGATTTATGCTCGAATTGTGAAAAATTAGTTAAAGGTTCTTGTTATTATTGCAAGATGGATTAAAAGGCATTGTTAAAGGAGGGAAATGAAAACATTTACACATGGGGAAGTTTTATTAATGAAGGCTTGTGAATTACCAAAAGGATTAAAGAAGGTTAATTTATTTAAAGAAGGATGCTATCGGTTAGCCGATAGTGAAACAAGTGGGAATTTCCATCTTCTTGAGGCTAAAGAAGGTGTTGATCTATTTGAAGATTCCAATGGCGTCTTGTGGTTAAAAAATGATGTTCCTTGCAATGTTTATTGTGCTATTAAAGAACGCCATGACAATATTACTTTAGAACCTGGTATTTGGGAAATTGATCGAGCGCAAGAATATGATTATTTAACTGGGATGAATAAGAAGGTTAGTGATTAAACATTCGAGGCTTTTAAATAATAATTAACAAGGAGTGAATAACGCCAACGTGGATAAAAGGTCATGAAAATTATCAAGTGGTTATTAATTAAGGATTACTTTCCAAGATGGGCAACAATTATTATTATGATCCCGATGATTACACATTTACTATTTGGAGTTTGGACTCTATCAGATTTAATTAAATTATTTTGGAAATAACGTGGATAAAAGGAGCTAGGATGAACTTGATATTAGGAGCAGGTATGGCAGGGCTTGGGGCAGGTATAAAAACTGAATATCCTATATATGAGCAATCAGATAAGGCTGGCGGGATCTGCCGTGATTACGTTAAAGACGGATTCACCTTTTCAAATGGTGGGGGACACTATCTGTTTGGCAAAGGCCCCGGACTTGATTATATTAAATCTTTAGTGCCAGTAAACGAGATTGAGCGCAAGGCAGGGGTTTATTACAATACGACTTTCCCGTATCCTTTTCAGACAACAGCAGAAAAAGACAATCACATTAGCACGTATCTACATGGTGGAAATGCAACAATAAAAGATTGGCTATTTGATAAGTTTGGAAAAGATCAATGCAATCTATTTTTTAATCCCTTTAATGAGAAGTATACTGCTGGTTTATATGATAGGATTATCCAAGTAGACGACTACAAAAGCCCCCCTGCGGGTGGTAAAGGCTTCTGTCCTACCTTTTGTGATCCCGTAAACGGATTAAGTGATTTAGTGGATAAGATGGCGAGTAAGTGCGATATAAAATATGGTTATCAAGCAAAAAAAATATACGTTGAAAAAAAAAGAGTTTATTTTGAAGGGAATAATTTTGGACAAGACAAAGAATACGACAAGTTAATATCAACAATCCCCCTAAACAAGTTAATGGAAATGTGCGGCCAGAAAGTAAATCTTCCTTACACTTCCGTATTAGTCATAAACATAGGGGCAGAAGTAGGCGCTTGCACACCCAAAGAGCATTGGATGTATATACCTTTTTCTAAAACACCTTTTTATAGAGTGGGCTTTTATTCAAATATTCATCCGAATAAAGCGCCAAATGGAACGGTCGGGTTATCTGTTGAAATGGCGTTTCTACCAGATCAGAAAATAGACATACCTAAAATCACAAGAGACGTTATTCAAGAATTGCAAGAATGGCGTTGGATTGGAGAAGAAGTTATTACAAAAGATCCCACGGTTGTGCCAATGGCTTATACTTGGGTTTACGATAGGGAAACAGTACCCAAGGCGTTAGCATGGCTTAAAGAAAGAGATATAATCTCAATTGGCAGGTACGGTAAACATCGTTTTCAAGGCATGGTAGAGAGCGTGGGGGACGGGTTAAATGTCAATCTTGACTAGCGTTATCGTAGCAAATCACGGAAGGGACACTTCTAAGCTGGTATCTTCTTTGCCGGCAGGTGTGGAATATCTCGAAATCAATCAAGGATTAGAGCGATCAGCCCAAAGGAATATTGGTATTGATAACGCCCGCGGCAAGTATTTACTTATTCTTGATAGCGACCAAAACATTTCACCTGGATTGATTAGAGAGTGCGAAACTTTAATGTGGGCAGGGTTTTCGTGCGTTTATATCCCTGAAATCATAGTAGCCAAGTCTTTCTTTGGGAAGATTAGGAAATTTGAACGGGAATTTTACACCGGCACAGCAATAGATGTTCCGAGATTTGTTGATAAGAGATACTGCCCTAAATTTAATTTAGAATTATCGGGGCCCGAAGACGCGGATTGGGGCAATAGAATTAGAGGATGTCGGGCAATAAGCACTTCGCCCCTCTATCACCACGACGACGTGAGCTTTATTGAGTACATGAGAAAGAAGATTTATTACACGAAGTCAATGCGTAAGTACGCAGAATTATGGCCTGATGACAAATGTTTGAACCTTAAGTACAGATGTTGGGATGTTTTCGTGGAAGATGGAAAATGGCGCAAGTTGATCGCCCATCCTATTTTGACTTTAGGAATAATATTTTTATTGATAGTCAGGGGAATAATTTATGCGAAAAGATAATCTTCAAAGACAATCCGTAGTTTTTAAATGTAAACAATGTGGTAAAATGATAGAACATTTCACACGCAAGCCAATGTTAATGACAAAAACCTATTGTGATGATTGCGTCTACCAAAGAAAGAGAAAATATTATGCCTCTGTCCGTTAGTGTGTGTATCGCGTGCTACAAAAATGATCCGTTCTTAAATGAAGCAATCGCAAGTTGCACAATGCAAAGCTATCCAGTAACAGTTTGTGTTTATCACGACAACGTAGGTGTCGGAACGGGAGAAGCTTTCAATCGGGCAATAGCAATGTCTAAAGACGACATAATTGTGCTTCTTTGTTCCGATGATGTTTTTACTGACCCCAATGTAATCTCTGATATTGTGAGCGTCTTTGAAACAATACCAGAAATAGGTCACGTTTCTAGGTGGTATCATCAGTTTGTAGAAAACGACAGGCATCCAGTAAGGGCATGGCGCGGTGAAGATGTGATTGAGCTTGCCAACAACCCTTCCGGTATGGCTTTTAGGAGAGAGGCATTGTGTTGTGATGTGAAAAACAACTGGTTTGATCCACCCCGCAGATTAACAAACAGAATATTTGTTGAAGTTGCAGATTTAGTCAGAAGCGTTATAAAAGATGGGTGGGCATATTCAATACTTCGGTACGACACAGTAGCCGTTAGGATTCACCAGAGCATTTCAAGAACGCCTGGGTACTATAAGAAAATGTTTACCACAAGCCCTGTATTGGAATGGGCAAAGTTAGGTTGGAAATCAAAAGACTTCACAAGTTTAATTCAGATAAAAAACAATTTCACAACAAAGGCGGTGTTAGATGAAATCAGGAATTTTATTTCTGTTGATATGGGGAATTTACTTCACCCTGCTTTTTGGTTTTTTAGCGTGGTGGCACTTATTACACCGAGATCAATCCTCTATAAAATTCCCGAAATCTACCGGGCGACTTGGGGCAGACTTACAACCAAAGAGGTAAAGCGTGAAAAATAAAATCACCGTCGCTATTCCATCATACAATAACGAAAAGCACATAGGAGAAGCTATTGGAAGCGCAAGGATGCAAGAATATCCATTAAAAAATATTCTCATTATAGATGATTGCTCAACGGATAAAACGTTTAATATAGCAAAAGAATTTATGAGTGATGAGAATATTGAAGTTTATAAGAATGAGAGCAATTTAGGAATAGGAAAAAATTTAGAAAAGTTAATGACAAAATGCGAAACAAAGTACATAGTATATTTATGTGCAGACGATATTTTCACGCACCCGAAGGTCTTGACAGATATTGTACATATATTTGATTACTCGCCGGAGATTGGCGTAGTCGGAAGGTACGGATTTTATTTCATGGATGGACACAGAGGCGCAATAGGCGTTTGCAGAGATAAAAATATTCTTACTTCTTCGTGTTGCCCGTCTGGGGTAGCTTTCCGCACAAGACCAGACATCGCTAAATCCACAAACCGAATTTTCGTTGAAATGCCTACAATGGTTGCAAGTTTTCTGAAACAATACCGATGGACAATGATAGAATGGGACACGGTAGCTTTTCGCTATGCGCCCGGAATAAATACCGGCACCAAGCCTTCGTATTACACAGAATCCCCAACACAGAATTGGATTGACCTCATGGGTCAGAATTACCAAGACTTCTCAATATTCATTACACTTAAAAACCGAGCACCTAGATTGTTGTTAAAGGAGATATGGCTACACATAGAAAACGACAAGACGGTATTAAAGAACCCTATGTTCTGGCTGTATGGCCTAACGGCGTTCGTGTTACCCGCCTTCATTCTGAAAAGATTAACAAGATTCTACAGACACAGGCTGTCAAGAATGTCTGCAAAAATAATAGAAAGGCCAAGTGAACAAAAACATTGAAATAATAATGAGAGTTATCGCAAAACTTGTCAAAGAAGGAAAACCATTTGTGTTTATAATTGGGGGAGATAATGCCTAAAACAATTTTAATTACGGGAGTTGGGGGATTCATTGGAAGTCATTGTTTAAGCCATGTGCTTGTAAACACAGATTGGAACGTAGTAGGGATTGATAGTTGGAACCACAAAGGAATTTCAGAAAGAGTTAGCGAAAGCACCCATTACCAACGGAACAAGCATAGGGTAAACGTATATACTCACGATTTAAGCGCCCCTATATCAAACGTCATGCAAGAAAAAATAGGGAAAGTGGATTATATCATCAATTTCGCAAGTCAGAGCCATGTTGATCGTTCGCTAACAGATCCCGTTCCCTTCGTACAGAACAACGTCAACGTCATTTTAACAATGTTAGAGTACGTTCGCAAGTCACAGCCTGAAAAGTTTATTCAGATAGGCACAGATGAAACCTACGGGCCTACTGATGGAATCCACGCACATAAAGAATGGGACTGTATCAGACCATCAAATCCTTACTCCGCAAGCAAGGCCGCACAAGAAGCTATTTGTATAAGTTATTGGCGCAGTTACAACGTACCTATCATTCTCACAAATATAATGAATAACTACGCAGAAACCCAAGACCCGGAGAAATTCGTACCGATGGTTATTAAGAAAGTAATTAACGAAGAAACGGTTTATATCCATTCAGATCCTACTTGTCAGTTCTCTGGATCAAGGTTTTGGTTACATCCTCGTAATTTATCAGACGCTTTAATATTCTTACTTAAAGAAGTTCCTGTTGATTATTACCCAAAACATGACCGGCCCCAAAGATTTAATGTTGTTGGAGAGGTTCAGATCACAAATTTAGATATGGCTCTAAAGATAGCTGAAATAATTGGCAAGCCTCTTAAATATGAATTAGTAGACGCCCATACCAGCCGGGCAGGTCACGACCTACATTATGGGCTTGACGGCAGAAAGTTAAAATCTTACGGATACGAATTCCCTAAAGGATTTGAAGAATCTTTGCGCAAGACGGTTGAATGGACGATTAATAACCCAAGATGGTTAAAATGAGATATTTATTTCCTCTTAATCCCTACAATCAGCAAAGGCAACTGGAAAAGATGGTTTGGGTCTACCCTGCACATTTGGCTATGTACGCAACTTATTTAAAGAATCAAGGGCATGAAGTAATATGGAATCATAAAGGCCCAGCCAAAGCATCGGATAGAACAATTGACAATGATTTTCAAATAGATGTTCCGTTTGAAGACTTGCCATTCCCAGACAGACTATTTACCGACGGTAAGAATAAAAGATGGCAAGATTACGGCAACTACAAGTTTAAGCCAGCCACGCACATGATGGCATCAAACCTTTGCTGGTACGGCCGTTGTACTTTCTGCATCGATACCAAGAAACTCGAAGAAGGAGAACATAGAGGGTTAAGAACGGTAGATCACTGCATGGAGGAGATAGATGACCTTATTGCCAATGGATATAAAGAAGTCTTTGATGATTCAGGCACGTTCCCTCTTGGGAAGTGGTTGGAAGAATTCTGTGTCAAAATGCTTATTAATGGAAGGCGAAAGCACATTAAGATTGGCTGTAATATGCGAGTCCAAGACGCACCTTGGGGGATCATGGGAGGTGCTGGTTTTAGATTTATCCTCTTTGGCATCGAGTCAGCAAATCAGCCAACTCTTGACAGAATTAAAAAATCAGCCCGCGCAGATGAAACGGTTAGGATACTCAAAGAAGCATCAGAAGCAGGTTTAGAGCCACACGGGACGTTTATGACAGGGTATCCCTGGGAAACGGAGAAGGATGAAAAACGAACAATCGAACTCTGCCACTACTTGCTCAAAAAGGGGTATCTTAAAACGGCTCAGGCATCGGTATATAGTCCGCCTCGTACAAGTCCTAGCCCTGATTCTGTTGGGCACCGTTATTTGCCCCGTTTTTATGATGTATATAAGTCTCCTGAGTTCATTATTCGCAAGGTAAGTGATATAAGATGCTGGCAGGATTTTACTTATAACTTACGTGGCGCTCGTTTAGTTGTGGAGGAAAAATGTCGCAAAATGTTCTCATAATTTTATTGGTCAACTTTCTGTTTTACGCCAAGACCCTACGTATGGGTTACGTGTCTGATGATATAGTTTCAGCGCAACGATCGCCACATAAGAATCCATTTCTACATTGGTTTTGGGTTCTTGAGGGACATTCAAAGAGCGTATCATATAAAAAAATGGAACAAGGTGACTCTAATTTCTTAATGCCGGGGGTCGATCATGCGATTACTACGTTGCTTCATAGCTTGGTTTGCGTTGGAATTTACTTGGGCTTGGGAGATAATCAAGTTAGTTTTATTGCTGCTTTGCTGTTTTCTTTCAATCCTGTTAATAATCAAGGTAGCGTCTGGATAAGTGGACGCGGGTATGTATTAAGTGCTTTAGGGATGGTTTGGGCATTAGCTTTACCTATGGAGATGGGCGGGCTGATGTTGCTGGGAGCAACCTATAGCAATGCGGGATTCTCCTTGCCGATTATCCTATTAGGCTCAAGCCATCCTTATTTATTTATATTTGCGCCTTTATGCTGGTGGTTTCACATGAAACGTTTTCAAAAGAACGTGAAACAAAAGATGGACATGGAGTTATTTACGGAAGATAAGCACATTCACCCAAAGAAGCTGATCCTTGCGGTAAAAACGTTTGGCATTTATCTAAGTCATGCGATTATTCCATTTAAAACCACGTTTTATCATTCTTATCTTGAAAGCATTGCCGGTTGCAACGCACAGAAAGCGTATACACTTTGTAAGTTTTTCTGGTTTGGCGCAGGATCTTTGGTGCTGATGCTTTGGTATATTTGTACGCACAGATGGGACATGGTTTGTTTCGGGATATTGTGGTGGTGTGTTGGGATTGCGCCATTTTGTAATTTGATGAGGATGCAACAGGAGTTAGGGGAAAGATACGTATATGCGGCTAACGTTGGCGCTATGCTCATCCTGGCGCACTTTATTTCACCATATCCCGTTGTATGTGCCTTTTTTATCGGAATGTACGCAATGAAGACATGGGATTTTATTTCCGGGTACAAGGATGATTTTTGGTTTATAGAAGTCTGCCGAATCAATCAGCCTAAGTCTTGGTTTGCTTGGCACATCAGCGCAGTGAAAAGATGGGACGTTCAATCATACCGGGAGGCTGTTATATTTTGGGTGATGGCTAAAAACCTAAGTCCAAAAGAATTTAAGTTACTATTTAACCTTGCGGCCGCGCTCGTAGTTATGGGAAATCAATGTGTTGAACCGTTACGCTCAAATATGATCCGTGAAGGATTAGGATTTCTCGCAGAAGCAGAGAAGAACATTCCCAAAGGACAGGAGAAAATGGCGGGAGAGTTTATTACAAATTTCAGAAATAACAAAGTTGCAATTTTAATTTAGGAGAAATTATGAGTGTTAGTCTTATTATGCCCTGTCACAATGAGGGTAAACGTCAAGAGTTCATGGAAGATATTGAAGAAATCCTTCCAATGGTAAATCAGATTATAGGTTGTAATGATAAGCACAGCATGGGTAAAGGTTGGGCCGTGCGTGAAGCTTTAAGATGCGCAACAGGAGATATTGTGATAATCCTCGACGGCGATGGGGATATAAACCCTAAGATGGTTAGGCGGTTACTTCCTTACCTTGAAGACTATGATGTTGTTTGTGGAGTTCGTCCTATAAGCGGGTTATGGTCAAGAAGGTGTTTAACTTATTGGTCAAGAATGTACATAGCGCTATTGTTTGGTGTAAAGGTTTCGTCTCAAACAGGATTGAAAATATTTAAACGATATGCACTCGAGGAATGGTATAATAATGGATTCTTAGCCGATCTGGAAATACTTTGTATGGCTAAAAAGAAAGGCATGAGAATTATTGAAGTTCCAATAGAAGGCGAAACAAATAAACCAATGAAATTTTCAAGCATTTGGAGAACTTTCAAAGAATCAATAACTCTTTTCTTAGAAATGAAGGATTATAAGCATGATAAATAAAATCTGTCAAGGATGTGGCAAGACATTTAAGGTTTGGCCGTGCAGGGCAATCGCTAAATATTGCTCTAAGAAATGCCACAATGTTAAAGGTGACAAGAACCCAAAAACAGGAAGATTTTGTGCCTAAAGAGCTTTGCCCTTATTGTGGTAAAAAACCCATCCTTAGAAAGACCTGTGGCCACTGTGTTTGTCAATTCAAACGGCACATTCTTCGTATGAGACTTAACCGCAAAACAGATCGTAAGTGTCTTTCTCGTAGAGTCATATAATTACCCTCCCTTTATAATATATTGTGAATACTTTTGAAATAAATTGCAATTATACCTTGGAATAATACACTAAAATTAAGACCAGACAAAGAAGCTGGCAATCCTTATGTTAATAGCTGGAAAGATTATCCAGAGGAAAGATTTGAAATTAACAATGGACAGACTCTTTGCTTTAAGTGTCATTGTAAAACAGACAACCACGGGCGTTAATACAATGGGATTCACTAAAGGCGATCCAAATATAAACAGGAATGGCAGACCAAAGAACGCAGAGCCGGAGCTATTAAGAGAGGCTTTAAGGCGTGAAGGTGAAAAGCGTGGAGAAGATTTTTGGGATAAAGTAGCTCAATATGCGTTTACTGATAAGAACATGATGATAGCAATAGTAAAGAAGTTTGTTCCAGACCTTAATCATTCAGAGATTGATAGCAATATAAACGTCACCAAAATGCCAACAGTTAAGATCGACGACAAAGAACAGGAGCTTCACTTTGGTAGAGTTGCCAACGCTTCTCCAAGTTCCAACTAAGTTACTCCCGTTGATTAAGGGATTTGACTTCTATCAAAACTTCTTGATTGAAGGTGGACGAGGTGGTGGAAAATCTCACGCAGTCGCAAGATGGATACTTTATCTTTGTGAGATAAGACAATGCAGGATAGTATGCGGGCGCGAGATCCAAAACAGCATTAAAGAATCAGTCTACTCATTACTCACCGATTTAATCTTAGAACACAAATTAAACTTCCAGATATTCGCAAAGAGCATTGTGAGTAGAACCAATGGCTCAGAGATAAGCTTTAGAGGATTCCGGGAGCAAGGCTCATTCAACATTCAAGGGATGGAAGCTATAGATTTAGTTTGGATAGATGAAGCGCAAGCTATCACAAAGCAAACGCTAGATAGGTTAATCCCAACAATCCGTAAAGACACCTCAAAGATAATCTTCACCATGAATAGGTTTGTAAGGAATGACGCGGTTTACTCCGAGTACAAGGACAGGGAAGATTGCTTACACATCCATCTGAATTACACAGACAATCAATTTTGCACACAGAAGCTCATACATGAAGCAGAGGTTTGTAAGAATAAATCAGCACAAGACTTCAATCATATCTGGTTAGGTCTCCCGCTAGACAAGACAGAAGATTCAGTGTTTAGTATCACAGAGATTGATTCGGTTAAGCTAGCCAAGCACACACCTAAGGCAGGTTATGGTTTTAGGATTGCCGGAGTTGACATAGCTAGGTTTGGTGATGATAAGTGTGCGGTCGTGGTTATTCAACAGATGGGAGCTTTGCATTGGGAAGTCATTCACGTAGATCAGTGGGACAAGAAAGACGAAACCTTTACGTGTGGGAAGATTGCCGAGCTTGTAGCCAGGCACAAAGTAGACAAGGCGATTATAGATGTTGATGGGCTTGGTGGACCGTACTATGACCTGTTAGCTTCAGGAGAGCGAGACAAGCCGGCAGAGAAGAAGATATATTCAGGCTTTAGAAACCCTGTTATAGGCTATTCAGACAACAAATGGTTTGGTAATCCACGCACAGAGAACACATACACGCTCAAAGAAATGATAAGCGAAGACCATATCTGTATTACCAATGAAGATTTGTTGAAAGAGCTTGAGACCTTGAGATATGAATATGACCACAATCAACGCAAGATACTTATAAGCAAGGACAGGATGAAGAAGGATGGGGTTAAGTCACCCAACATGGCAGATGCTTTGATAATGGCAGTCAGCTTGATTAGTGGTATTAAAACAGAGCAAGACAATACCTATGAGACGGCTCGTAGGCGAAGAAGCAATCAAACCGAAAACCTTTTTTCAATAGCGGGGATACGTTAATGGGATTCACACCAGAAGAATTGAAAGCATCAGATCAGAAGTGGGAGTTGGTTCAGAAGGGTAATAACGATGAAACGCACAGGTTAAGGATATTCAAAGGCTGGTTAGTTAAGTACACCAAGCAGGGTAATGTGGGTGAGGTTGTTTATCTTGAAGATCCAAAGGGTGAATGGAAATTATGACAATCGCACAGTATTTAATAGATAACTATTATGCGCATTATAAAGGTAACAGGATGGACATTGTGCCTACTGAAGCGCAGATTAAACAGGCGATGCTTAATCATCCTGAGAAGATAATCGTTGTGAGAGATGGCAGTATCCGAGGTATAGCGATATATTTAACCTTGACTGATGAGACATACCAGCGCATAGAGACGTTGGACATTAGTCAAGTTGATGTTGTTAAGGCATTATTGTTAGAGACAGGAAAGAACTTTCATTTTGTTTTAGTAGCGGCTGATAGCTATAAGACATTGAGACTAATACGAAGCCGGGCTTTAAAGCTAAATCCGAAGACATTTAGCTGGTGGAATCCTGACTTTAAACGATTACATAAGTATGAGGTGAGATAATGCCGTGGGTATTTGCAATAGCTGCTGTAGTTGAAGGAGCAGTGTCAATAACACAATCTATTCAATCGGCCGATCAATCCAAGAAAGCCACAGAAGCAGCGGCAGGACAGCAAGCAGCAGCCACAGCAGAACTACAGCAATCACAGCAAACAGCTAGCACACAAGCACAGAACGCACTAACAGCCAAGCGAGCAGCGGCAGCTTCAAGCACAGATATATTCACTTCACCATTAGGTTTAGCAACCCAAGCAACTACGGCGAAAAAAACGTTGACCGGACAATGATATGGACTTAGACCGCAACAGACCAAGAGCAGAAGTATTGATAGAGTTCTACCAGAAGCTTAAAGGCGATAGGCAAAACTTTGAGTCTTATTGGCAGAGTCTTCACGATTACTTTTATATTGAAGCAGAAGATATTTCAGTTACTTACTATCCCGGGAGCGAAGTCACGCAAGCCTATTTATACGATGCTACTACGCTCGAAAGTGCGGATGTCCTAGCTTCCGGATTTATGAACTATCTCACACCACCTACAAGCAAGTGGTACGGGCTAACGCCTAAGAAGGCTGAACAACGAAGCAATAAGAGAATATGCACATACCTTGAAGATGTGCGTGATGAAGTCAACTATGCTTTGAATAAGTCTAACTTCTACAATCAGATAATCGCAAGCTACAAAGGTTCAGGTGTGTACGGTACAAGCGCAATGATCGAAGAAGAAGACCTTGAAGATGACATTAGGTTCAATTCATTACCTATCAAGAACATTGTGATTGTTGAGGATGGCAGGGGGCGTGTTAATGAATACTTCTTGGAGTTTGAGTATACAGCGTATCAAGCCGCTTCACGTTGGGGAAAAGACAAGCTATCAACTGAAATGCAAAGAGAATGTGAGCAGGAGACTAGAGGGACTAATACACATAAGTTTCTGTTGCACATCGCCAAGAGATACATACTTGAGGTTCAAAAGTCTGACCGTAAGAATATGCCAATAGAAGCGCTGTGGTTGGATGAAGAGAATAAGACTGTTATTGATGAAGGCGGTTACCAAGAGTTCCCGGCGTTCTGTCATAGGTTTGATAAGCGGCCAACGATTGTTTGGGGATATGGGCCAGGGATGAAAGCTTTACCTTTTGCCCGTATACTCAATGCGATTGCAAAGACAAACTTACGAGCGTTTATGAAAGCGACTGATGCGGCTATTGCTGTACCAGACAATGCGTTCATTATGCCATTCAATCAGAATCCTAGAGCGATCAACTATTACAATAAGAAAGTTATGGATAGGGGCGCTGCAGACATCATCACTCTACAAGGCGGCGCTAATCCAGAGGCAGGTCTTAAAGCTATTGAGTATTACACACATTGTGTGACTTCATTGATGTATAACGATATCTTCCTTGCGTTCAATCAAATTGACAAGCGCATGAACAATCCAGAGGTCATGGAGCGGATTAACGAGAAAATGACCCTATTAGGCCCCGCAGTAGGAAGGTATATATCAGAGATGCTTAATCCGATTATCATTCGTACAATAGGCATCCTAGCCCGCAGGGGACGTCTTCCAAGACCTCCTGATGAGTTTAGACAGAATCCAGAGTATGAGATTGACTGTATCAGTGTGTTGGCACAGGCACAGCGTAGAAGCGAGTTAAATGCGCTTGTCCAGGGATTGACACTAGTAGGGCAGATGAGTCAGTTTGCGCCACAGGTTACGGACAAGGTGGATCCTGATAAGGTAATTGATGAAGCATGGGCAATAACCGGAGCTCCCGACAGGGTATTGCGTGATGATGGAGAAGTCCAGAAGTTGCGGGAAGTAAGAGGCAAGATGGCGGCACAACAGCATCAAATGGAGCAAGCGGCGCAGGGTGCGGCTACTGTGAAGGATGGTAGCGCTGTTGATTTGAACCTAGCTAAAGCAAAGGCGGCAGGTGGCGTAGCAATGCCGAGCAAACCACAATGAGTGAAATAATTGTATACAATTTATGGTGCGGATATTGCGGTCACTTTGTGAATGGATCGCAAAAGGATTTTATTGACCATCTACATACATGTGAATTGAAATTATGTGAAAGGATTAAGAATGACCGTCAACGAAGCTAAAGCTTTAAAGAGTAATATTCACGCTTGCTTTGATTCAGCCCCAGGTAAAGAGGTCATGCTCTACATTGAAAAGATAGGCGGTTGGTATCCAAGCTATGCGGATTCAAACGAAACAAATGATATTATCGCCCGTGATGCTAACAGGCGTTTGATAGGAACATTGAAATCA